GTGAGGACAGAAAGAAAGCACTTAATAAACTAAAAATTAATAGAAAAAATGGAAGCACAGGATCAAGCGAACTGGGAGAAATTCCGAGAAAAAAAAAGAAACACGCTAACAAATAAGGAGTACGAAATGATATGCGATCTGCACGCTAGATATTTTCAGCATCCCTTTTGGAAGCCTTGTACTTGTTCGCCCAAAACAATTAACAAGTGGATAGCTGACCTTAATATGTACTATGAAGCTCCGTGACGTACATAAGTGGGAGCAAGCAGTTATACAGGTTCTTAACTTAGATGGGTGGGACTTGCAATGGTGTGGTGGTGGCTTTGAGCATTATGATGCAGTAGGAGCTACCCCTAAAGGTTACGAGTGCGTGATAGAAATGAAATTCAGATTGACGTACTATGAAACCAAGATGCTAGAAAAATATAAATACGATCAGCTGATGGATATGCCTGCTGATATGGTAAAGATATATTTTGTTAATGATCCAAAAGCTAACTATTTTTTTTGGCTAAATAAGATATCAATGCCTAAGCCAGTTGAGCTATACTGTCCTGATACAACACTATGGACAAAGCAAAAAAAAAACAAGCTCGTATATTTATTGGAAGAAAGCCAAGCAACAATAACAAATAACAATGAGGGGAACTAAGACTTATTATGAAGGATCAGGAGAAGGTGACGTGATAGACCTGATCAAAGACTATGAGCTAAACTTTAACAGAGGCAACATCTTAAAATACATTATCCGAGCAGGAAAAAAAGAAGATGAATTGCAAGATCTGTTAAAAGCTAAAGACTACATAGAACGTGAGATAGAACACTACAGAGAAGTGAGAAGAAAAGCCTGCGAAACTTTTTTTGAAGCAGGAGGATGGACAACTAATACTACTTAATATGCCAATACCAAAACCAAAAACAGGAGAAGATAGAAAGGATTACATACAAAGATGTATGGCGAATCCTATTATGAAGTCAGAATATCCTGACCAAGAACAAAGACTTGCTGTATGTTATAAAACATTTATCAACAAAAAGTAAAATATTTTTTTTATATTAGTCAATAAATTTAAGCATTATGAATACAAGAACAGACAGAGAAACCACTTACTTAAAGATGGAAAACCTAGAGGATATGAGGTTTATGAGCAATTTTAACTTTGTATCTTCTTTGCTATTAAAGTGGTACAAGCTAAAGAAAAACCCTGACGTCAATGAGATGATGGAATGTATGAATGAAATAGCATTCTACAATCTTAATTTAAAAAGAGAAAGGGATGACTTGCTAGAGATAGTATCTCAGTACAGAGCTGACAAGATCAGAGCCATAGAAAGAGCTAGAAAGTGCGAAAAAGAATTAGAGGCTAAGCTATGATGACACTAATTAAAATGCTAGGATTTGGCTTCTTTTGTTTTGTGATGGGAGTAGCCTATGCTTTAGATAACTCTAAAAAAAATTGAGATATGATTACATTACTAGATGGAACTCAACACGATCAGCAAGAGCTTATAAATCAAATGAGGGACGATGAATTTTACTATGGCTATTTATCTAAAGCAGCTCTTAGTAGTTCATCTTTAAAACTATTGCTTACAAGCCCTAAGACATACTACAATGTTACTAAGTATGGTAGCCCTGAAAGTCAAGCCCTGAGAGATGGGTGGCTATTCCACGCAGCTATACTAGAGCCTGACGTTTTCCAAAGTCAGATATTTGTGCCTGTTGCAAGTAAAAATACAAAAGCTTATAAAGAAGCTAAAAAAGAACACGACAGACCATTTACTGGAAGTGAGAAAAAAAATGCAGAGAAAATGGCTGATGCTTTTTTTAGAAATGAGAAAGCCTTGCAATATTTGCAAAACTCTGAGTTTGAAGTGCCGATGGTAGGAATAGTTAATGGAATGCCTTTTAGAGGTAAAGCTGATATACTTGGTGAGAATAGAATATGTGATCTTAAAACGACATCCGATTTACGAGCCTTTCCTTATTCAGCTAAAAAGTATTCTTATGATATACAATGCTATTTATATTGCACTCTATTTGATGTGCCGTACGAAAACTTTACTTTTGTAGTGATTGATAAGAAGAGCTTGGACATAGGAATATACCATTGCTCAGAAGATTTTTACCTATCAGGAAAAGAGAAAACCGAGAAAGCAATACAGATATACGAAACATATTTTTTGCAAGAAACAGACTTAGATCAATATTATATAGAAGGGATTTTATAGAGGTAACCGAAAAGCTAAAGAGTAGGTAATATTAAAAGCAATTATTATGACAAGTTCTATTGAAAAATTAACAAGAAACGAAGTAAAAAATTTATTAAAAAAAGACAATCTATTAGAGTTTAATAGATCAATTAAGCCCCTTCACGTTAAGGCAATGTTTGAAAGTGTTAAGGTGTGTGGCATTTTAAGGCTGCCAGTAGTAGGCAAGTTAAATTATCCTGACAGAAGAAATAAGGTTGTTGTTGATGGTCAGCATCTTTTATCTGCTTTTTTAAAAACAAAACAGCCATACATTAACTGTGTTAGAAAAGAATACAAAGACAAAAATCAAGTTATAAGAGATGTAGCTAAACTTAATAATATACAGAAAAGCTGGAATGATGAAAATTATTTAGATGCTTGGTATAAATTTGGCAAAACTAATTTAAAATATTTTACAAATTATGCTTACCTGTATAATATGTATAAAGAAGTTCTAACAGGCTTGCCTTGTGGTCTTTTGATAGATATATATGCTGTTAGCAAGAATGACTTTAAAGAGGGTAAATTAGAATTTAAAGACAGAGAGTTTAGTGATAAACTTGCACAGGTTTGCTATATGCTGAAAACTAAATATAAGAAAGGAGCATTTACATTACAAGGACTACGAGTGTGGGCTTTTAGAAGAAAATTTAAAGATAACAGAGATATAGATTTTACAAAGTTAGAGTGCAGATTGAAATTAGCACTAAGAAATAATGAGGATAAAAACTGTAATTCAAGAGAGGATTTTGAATCATTGGTAGACATTATATATAACAGAATTTAAGAATATATGACAATAGAACAAACAGTAGCACAAATGGTCGTAGAAGATTACTATGGCTTAAATATTAAAAAGAATACTAGAGAGTATCCATACCCTGAAGCTAGGGCTATATATTACAAGATAATCAAAAACAACACAACCTTGCCTTTTCAAAAGATTGCTAAGCCAATGGAGAGAGATCACAGTACAGTTGTTTATTTTTGCAAGAAAGTAGAGGACTGGAAGCAAACTGACAAAGAGTTTCAAGCAAAATTTAATCTGATAGAAGCTGCCTTTAAAAAAGCATTAAGCATAAAACCAACTATGCTTTCAGCAGAATGGTTAGAAGATTTTGCTAAAGAAAATGATAAAAGCTTAAAGGAAATAATTAACTTTCAGCAAGAGAAGTTTGATGATAAAAATAAAACTATATCAAGACTCAGGGAAAAAGCACACAGTATGAGAAACCAAAGAGATAAATATAAGGAACTATATAATAAATGCAATGATAAAAAAAGTTAACATATCTGAGATACGAAAAAACTCAGATAACCCTCGCATTATAAAAGACGATAAGTTTAAAAAGTTAGTCAAAAGCATACAAGACTTTCCTGAGATGCTAGAACTAAGACCTATTGTAGTGGATGAAAATATGACTATACTTGGTGGCAATATGAGACATCAAGCTAGCATAAGAGCGGGACTGAAAGAAGTTTGGATTAAAGTTGCTGAGGGATTGACAGACGAACAGAAAAAGGAATTTGTTATAAAAGACAACTCTTCTTTTGGTGAGTGGGACTGGGATATATTAGCTAATGAATGGGATCAAGAGAAACTAATTGACTGGGGACTTGATGTGCCTGTATTAAATGAAAAAGCTGAGGTAGAAGAAGCCGAAATAGAATTTAGCGAATATTTAGATGAGGCTCACAATTATGTAGTATTGACCTTTGACAATGAAATTGACTGGCTGTCAGCTCAAACACATTTTAATTTAAAGTCAGTTTACTCTAAAAGACAGAATGGCAAACCTTGGTCTAAGGGCATAGGAAGAGTTATAAATGGTGCTGAATATCTCAAAGACCTCAAGGATGAATAACATATATATACCCTCTTACAATAGATCTAATCAGGTTAGAACCTATGAGTATTTAGAGCAGGGGTATATTGTTGTGCCAGAAAGCCAAGAAAAAGAATACAGAAAGAAATATGGCAAAGCTGTTTTGGCTATTCCTGACGACAGGGATGGAAGCGTGGCTAGGAAAAGAAATGCGATACTAGATCTGATCAAAGAAAAAACAGGAAGCGGTTGGATGATAGACGATGATTTAGAGTGCTTAAGAAGAAAAAAAGAAAACACAAAAATATCAGGACAAGATGCTTTAGAACATTTTGAGAGGATAGAACTTATGGCAAAAGACGGTGAGTTTATGTTTGCGGGGTTTGATTATAGTGGAGACAATATGAAGCTTAAAGATATGAGCCCCTTTAGTTTTAACAAAATATTTTTTGGGTGTGTATATGTAGATGCAAGAGACAATATAAAATATGACGAAAGATTTTCGATTTGTGAAGATGTAGATTATTTTCTACAAAAGATGGAAAGACATAGAAGAGTGTTAAAAGATAATCAATACCAGGCTATGTTTTTTGGTGAGGATGGAGGAGAAAACTCTGTTATTAGATATGATCAGGAAAAACAAAAAGAGTTTGCTAAGATAATAAACAAGAAATGGGGATATGGTGCAATGGTATGGAAGGGAACAGGATTCAGATTTTATAACCCAATCAAAGGAGTATGAAGATATACAGCCCATCTTATAAAAGAGCGACAGGATTAAAAACGCATAAGTTGTTGCCTAATGTCATTTATTGCATTGATCAGAAAGAGAAAGAGGAATACGAAAAACAAGGTGTTAATCTGGAGATCTTACCCGATGGAATACAAGGAAATATATCCAGAGTGCGAAACTATATCAAAGATGAATTGATCAAAGAGAAGGGCTTGATAATAGATGACGATATTGAAGCGATAAAAATTTGGTCAACTAAAAATGAAAACCCCTATCCAATAAACATAGAAGACATAGAAGAGTTTTTTGAGATGGCTTTTAATATGTGCGAAGAATCAGGTTGTAAATTATGGGGCGTTAATATAGTAGGGGACAAAGGATCTTATAGGGAATATACACCCATAAGTTTTACGAATTGGATCTCTGGGAGCTTAATGGGATTTATAAATAACAAATGCAAGTTTGATGAAAGAATACCGCTTAAAGAGGATATCGATTTTTCATTGCAGACACTAAATAGATATAGAAAGCTTTTAAGGTTTAACAATGTGCATCTTATAAAAAAAGACCACGGAAATAAAGGAGGCTGTGCAGATTATAGAACAGTCGCAAGAGAAAAGGAACAGTTTGATATCTTTCAAAAGAAGTGGGGGAATAAGATTGTAAAACAAGATACAACACAGAAAGGAAAAAGAAAAAAGGTATTTGACATAAACCCGATTATTAAAGTGCCAATAAAAGGAGTATAACAATGGACAAAACGGACACACTAAAAAAGGCAATACTAGAATCGCTAGAGAAATCTCTAGGGGTTGTTACAACAGCTGTTAGACAGGTAGGAATTGCTAGAAGCACTTTCTATAAATGGTTAAGCGAAGATGAAGATTTTAAAAGAGAGGTGGATGATATACAAGAAATTGCTTTAGATTTTGCGGAAAGCCAATTACATAAACAAATAAAAGAGGGTAGCACGACAGCTACTATTTTCTTATTAAAGACCAAAGGCAAGCGAAGGGGTTATGTAGAAAGACAGGAGATAACTGGAGCCGATGGATATCCGACAGAGATAGAGGTTAATATTGTTAAAAGCAATGAGGTTTGACACCAATGTAGTTTACGAACATCTTATTAATTCAGATAAAAAAATTACCGTTGAGCAGGGCGGCACTAGATCTGGGAAAACATATAACATACTACTTTGGATCATCTTTCACTACTGTGCGCTTAATACAGGTAAGATCATAACTATATGCAGGAAAACTTATCCTGCTCTTAGAACCTCTGCTATGAGGGACTTTGTTGATATATTAAGAGCTAAAGATATTTACAGAGAAGAAAGCCACAATAAATCAGCATCAGAATATAGGCTCAGAGGAAACCTTATAGAGTTTATTAGTTTAGATCAGCCACAAAAAGTTAGAGGGAGAAAGAGGGACTTGCTTTTTATTAATGAAGCTAATGAGTTATACTTTGAGGATTGGCAGCAGTTAATTTTCAGAACACAGGAAAAGATAATAATTGATTACAACCCCTCAGACGAATACCATTGGATATATGACAAAGTAATAACAAGAGACGATGCTGACTTCTTTAAAACAACATACAAAGACAACCCATACTTAGAGGCTAGTATTGTTAGTGAGATAGAACGATTAAAGGGAACGGATGAACAGTATTGGCAGATATATGGTTTAGGTATTAGGGGTGCGTCTAAGACAACAATATTCAGATTTATAGAGGTAGAGGATATACCAGAGGAGGCTAACTTTTTGTCTTTTGGTATTGACTATGGGTTTACTAATGACCCTACAACCATTATAGGTGTTTGGATAAAAGATTACAATCTATATGTAAAAGAGTACCTATATCAAACAATGATGACAACAATAGATATTCACAGAAAGCTAAAGAGCCTAAATATAGATAGAGAAATGATATTTGCAGATAGTGCAGAACCAAGACTAAATGAAGAGCTAAGGAGAATGGGATGGAATATAAAGCCAAGTCTAAAGGGCAGGGATAGTGTTAATGCAGGAATCGACTTACTAAAAAGACATAGGATACATATTACAAAAGATTCTGAGAATGTCAAAAAGGAGTTTAGAAACTATAAATGGAAAGAAGATAGAAACGGAAGAGTACTGAACATTCCTGAGGATCGAGAAAACCACACAACAGATGCGCTGAGGTATGCTACCTATTCTTTATTGAGTAAGCCTAACTTTGGAAAATATGCAATACAATAAAATACTTGTTTATAATTTGTTTATAATGTAAAATTTTGTATATTAGTACAAATGATAAGCAATATGAAAACACAAAACACAGATTACAATGGCTGGAAAAATTACCAGACTTGGAGAGTAGCACTTGAATTTTTTGATGGCACGGATCATTACGATGATTACATTGCTGCAGGGAATGAGGACATCAGCGAATTAGCTGCTTGTCTTAGAGAAGAAGTGGAGGAGTACCTATCTCAGATGGGATCAGGACTAGCTCTTGATTATGCCCTCGCTTTTTTACACGAATGTTCCTATTACGAAATAGCTGAGCATTTAATAGAAGAATATAAAGAAAAACTAAAACACGAGAAAGTATGAAACTGACAGAAAAAAGACAAAAGCAAATAAGAGAAATATACAGAGGGTTTAGCTTATACGACCTAGAGTATTTCTTATTTATGTGCGCTGAAAAAATTACTGTGCCTGTAGACAGGGGTGATTCAGTAGAGTGCCAACAAGGAACTTTTGCTAAGATCAATGGAATATACATAGACCTTATTACAGAAGAATTTGAGGATGCTATCGAAAGAGAAAAAGACAAGAGAATTAATAACCTTTTAAAAGATACAGATGAAAAATTATGATTGGACACCTGACAGAGAGCTAACACCTCCTGATGATATGGATTACGAATGCCCAATGTGTGGCAGACCAACAGATAGTGATGACTATTGTTCATCAATTTGTTTTGAAGCTAGTTTAATTTAATTTGCATATAATGAAAGATTATATTATATTGTCAGTACCTTTTTTCATACTTACCTTTATCTTCTTACTGCTGTGTAAGTTTGCAGATAATTTGATGGGGGTTGTTTGATAGTTTTTGTTTTAATTGTAATTTAGGGTAGCAGAAATGCTGCCCTTTTTTATTTGAAAAAATTTGCGTTAAATCGTTATATAATTATGAAGATAGACATTACAGTTCCTGATCAGCTTTCTGAGATAACTCTCGGACAGTATCAAAAATTCCTAAAGATACAGGGAGAAAATCCTGATGAAAGGTTTTTGTCTAGCAAGATGGTGGAGATATTTTGCGAAGTCAGTCTTAAAAAAGTTATGCGGATGAAGTTGGCAGATGTAACAAGCATTTGTCAAGTGCTAATAAATATGTTCAACGAGAAGCCAGCACTTAGAAAAAGATTTTTTTTAGATGGAGTTGAGTATGGGTTTGTGCCTAATTTAGAGGATATATCTTTTGGAGAGTATGTAGATTTAGACACCTATTTATCTGACTGGGAATTAATGCACAGGGCTATGAGTGTGCTTTATAGACCGATCAAAGCAAGATATGGTGAAAGATATTCTATAAAGGAATACGATGCAAGTGATACTATTGTTATGAAGAGGATGCCATTGGATGCTGCTCTAGGTGCTGTGCTTTTTTTTTACCATTTAGGGATCGACTTATCGACGACTATGCTGAATTATTTAGATCACAAGGAGGAGACAGCCTTACAGCGGTATCTAATTTTGGAAAAAAGTGGGGTTGGTATCAATCAATTTACACGCTCGCTCAAGGCGATGTTACAAGATATGAAGATATCACTAAACTAAATATACATCAAGCACTATTGGCTTTATCATTTATAAAGGAAAAATCAGAGCTAGAAAGCAAACAAATAAAAAATAAATTCAAATGAGTTACAAAGCAGCAAGAGGCTTTTACGTTATAACAGACTTAATAGAAAACCTATTAATAGCTGACGAATATATAAACACAGTTACTTATGGGGACATCTCAGACGTTGATCTTAACAAGCAAACCATTTTCCCACTAGGACACCTGATAGTAAATAACATTACTTCGGCAGAGCAAACACTTACATTTAATGTTAGTATTTTGTCTATGGACATTGTCAATGTGGAAAAGAAAGCCACTACAAACTGGTTCAGGGGCAACACCAATGAGCAGGATGTGCTTAATGCTCAGTTTAAAGTGCTAAACAAGCTAATACAAAAAATAAGAATAGGCAGCCTATACAGAGAAGGCTATCAGGTTTTAGGTGATGTATCATTTGAGCCATTTACTGATAGGTTCGAGAACTTACTAGCAGGATGGGCAGCGACATTCGATATAATGATTAACAACGATCAGCAAGTTTGCTAATGAGATATAAGAAAACAGAAGAAACGCTTAGGAGGTTTGCACAGCACGTTATACTAGAGGCAAGGAAGAACCTTAAAGACAAAGACAAAAACGTGTCTAGCAAGCTCTCAGATAGTATTACATACAAAGCTGAAGAGTATGCTAATTCTATTTTTCTCAGCTTTTCTATGGAGGACTATGGATGGTTTCAAGACAGAGGGGTGCGTGGTACTGAAAGTGGTAGGTCATTGGATAACTTTAGATACAAAAAAACCAGCAACCTAGTAGGCTTAGAGGCTGCTACTGGAATATTTGCAGCTTGGGCTAAATCAAGAGGCTTATTTAGTGCAGGCAAGTTTGACCAACCAAGAAGCAGAAAAGGTCAGTTCCAAGGATATGCTACATTGGGATACATACTAGCAAACAGCATTAAAAAGAAAGGCATTAAGCCAAGTATGTTTTTTACCAAACCTTTTGAGAAGCTTTTTAAGGATTTACCAGATGAATTGATAGAAAGCTACGGACTAGATGTAGAAGATTTAATACAATATATAAGAAAATAATGGCAAACATTTTACTCAGATCACCATACTACCTATATAATACTCAGGCAGGATCAGCAACGGCTACAATGGAGCTTTATACAGGAGGCACATTAAGATACACGCTTTCTAAAGATGTAGATGACAGCGAGGGTGCTTTGTTCGAGATTAGCGAACTATCGAGAGACTATTTAGATGTAACTTTTAACGGCACACATACTTCTCAGGTTGTAGCTATTACTGGTAACATTAAATTCTATGACAGCTCTAGTGTACAGGTAGGCTCTACTGTAAACTTTTCTCACAAAGGGTTTGATGGTTATGGAAAGTTTTTAGATGGCGCTAACCCAACAATAACTGCAGGAGATTTATTACAAAGCAATACTAAAATCTATTGGCTAGAAAATACAGCAGGAACTATACCTGAAGAAAGTGGAGGTGCTATAAACTATTACAGCTTTGGGAGTATTGATACTTCTGCTTCGGTCGGTGGGCAGACAGTAACCATTGAGAGGGTTTGTGAGGCTAGATATACACCTATTTTAGTAAACTTTGTAAACAAGTTTGGTGCTATACAAGGCATCTACTTTTTTAAGAAGTCAATAGAAAGCGTCAGCGTAAGATCAGAAACCTACAAAAGATCACTAGTAGATAGTACAGGAAGCTACTCAACAAACGAGCATTCAGTTAGAACCCTAAGAAGCGTAGGAACAGAAAGCATAACTATGAACACAGGGTATATGGATGACGGTATGAACGAGCCTATAGAGCAGCTGTTAATGAGCCATCAAGTTTGGGCTACAATTAATTCAGTAGTAACACCTATTAGAATTACAAGCTCACAACTCACATATAAAACAAGTTTAAACGACAAGCTAGTAGATTATACTATAACAGCTGAGATGGCTTTTAATTTAGCAAATGATCTTAGATAATGCAGACAATACAGCTTTACATAGAGGGTGAAAGAGTAGATTTATTTAAAGATGAATCGGTAAGCGTAACTCAGACTATCCAAAACGTAAGAGATATTGGCAAGGTTTTTACAGACTTTAGCAAAACCTTTAGCCTTCCTGCATCAAGAACGAATAATAAAATATTTCAACACTATTATAATTTTGACATAGACGATGGCTACGATGCTAGAAAAAAAGTATCAGCAACAATCGAGTTAAACAACAAAGAGTTTAGAAAGGGCAAAATAAAACTAGAGGGAGTAAAGCTAAAAGAGGGCGAACCACATACATATAAAGTAACATTCTACGGCAATACAGTAAACCTTAAAGATCTTTTGGGCGAAGATAATTTAAGCTCACTAGAGTGGCTAAACAACTTTAATACTACTTACAATGCTAGCACGGTAAAAACAGCCCTTACAACAGGAATAGATAAGACAGTTAATTCAGTTACTTATACAGATGCTATTGTTGCTCCACTAATTACTCACACTACAAGATTATTCTATAACAGCACCTACACAAACGTAGCTTATCCTGATGCTAACTCAGGTAACTTGTATCCCAATGGCACAACTTCTCCTACAATGCACGGTGTTTATTATGGGGATTTAAAGTATGCTATCCCTGTGCATTTAGTTATTAAAGCAATAGAAGAAAACTACAGCGTAACATTCTCAGATGATTTTTTTACAGACACAAATGACAGCTATCAAAATCTATACTTATGGCTACATAGAAAAAAAGGCGATGCTTTCGAGGAAGATGAACCGATCACAGAGTTAGTAGATAACTTTACCCCTGACACTTCATCTATGAGCAAGGTGTTTTTTACGGCATCTAGCTTTTATGTTTTTGGGCTAACAGGATCACAGACACTTTCTTACACATTAACAGTAAATAGCACAACAACTAGCCCTTATACGGTTATCCTAAAAAAGGATGGTCAGGTTATAGACCAACAAAGTGTAGCAAGTGGCAACAATGTGCTGACAGGAACACTTTCAAACACCTCAACAGGTTATTCTGTATTTATTCAGACAGATACAGCAATGACAGTTAGCTCTGTTACAGTAGCTATCACAGATCCGTATGCTTCTCAAAGCAATACATATTCTACGTCAGGCAGTCAGTCAATAACTACCACTAGAAACTTCATTATAACTGAGCAAGTACCTAAAATAAAAGTTATTGAGTTTCTTACTGGGCTATTTAAGATGTTTAACCTGACAGCTTATTACGATGGGCAGACTATTGTTGTAAAAACATTAGATGAATATTATGACAGCTCAACTACAGTTTGGGACATTACAGAATATGTAGACAACAAAGAAAGCAACGTAGATATTCTTTTGCCATTCAAAGAAATAGATTTAAAATATCAAGGCTTAGGAACTAAACTAGCACTAAGGCACGAGCAAGATAATAACCAAGGATGGGGAACGACAGAATACAGAGGAGGCGATAACTACGATGCGGGCGGTGATGTATATACAGTAGAAGCTCCTTTTGAGCATTTTAAATACGAGAGGCTAATAGATGGAGCTACTTCGAGTGCGACTTTTGTGCAGGTAGGTTGGTCTGTGGATGATAACAATGATCCGTACATAGGCAGACCTTTGCTTTTTTATCCTATCACTAACTCAGGAACGACTATTAGATTCTTAGAGGATTCAACTAGTACCTATTCCGACATTACCGCATATTTTATACCGTCAAATAGTGAGGCTCTTGCTTCTTCTACAAGCACAAAGAATATCAACTACAACCTAGAAGTAAACGAATACACGCTTGATACAGGCTTTTCAGGCACTTTATTTGACCAGTATTATACAGGTTATATCTCAGAGGTTTTCAACACAAAGGTAAGGCTTACAAAGGTTAAAGCGTACTTGCCTTTGAAGTTTTTGCTGACATACTCTTTAGCAGATAGGATCAAGATACTAGACAGAAAATATATAATAAACAGCATACAATCTAATTTAGAGACAGGGCTTAGTAGTTTAGAGCTAATCAATGTAGTAAACTATCCACCTCCACCACCTGAAACATTAGCAAGTGTAACTACAAATAGCCAAAGCTCAGTAACACAAACATCAGCAGTATTTAATGGGCAGGTAACAGATGCGGGCAATCCTGCTTATACTGAGAGAGGCTTCTACTGGACAACTGGTACTAGCACACCAACAGCAAGTGATAACGTGCAAATAGTATCAGGAACAGATACAAATCCTTATTCATACACCAACAGCTCATTATCAGCAGGTACAACATATAGCTATGTGGCTTATGCTACAAATTCAGTAGGCACTCAGACAGGCACAACAGTTTCTTTTACCACATCTGCTGCTCTTAGCTTGCCAGCAGTACAGACTTCTGGCTCAACAAGTGTAACACAGACCTCAGCTACTTTGTTAGGATACGTTACAGACGTAGGAAACCCAAATTATACTGTCAAAGGATTCTACTGGGTGCAAGGTACAGGCACACCTACAGCTTCGGATAATGTAGAAACAGTATCAGGCACATCATCAGGGTCATACTCAAAAAGCATTTCAGGGCTCTCTGCAAGCACTTCTTACTCAGTAGTAGCATATTGTACCAATAGCCAAGGAACAGCCACAGGAAGCAAATATACGTTCTCTACAGCAGCTTCTACTTATGCTCCATCAGTTACAACTAACGCAGCATCGGGAGTAGGTACAAGTAGTGCTACCTTAAATGGCAATATAACAGATGTGGGTAGTCCGAACTACACAGAAAAAGGATTTGTATATATGACAGGAAGCGGTACACCTACAACCTCTAACAACAAAGTGATAGTTAGTGGCACATCAGCAGGAGCTTACAGCACAACTGTAGGATCACTTAGCAGTAGTCAGCTATATTCTGTTAGAGCCTATGCTATTAATTCTGTGGGAACTTCTTATGGCAGTACAATTACATTTACAACTTCTGCTGCTGTAACTTGTGATGGAGGCACGCTATACTTCCAAAACCATCAGATATCAGGAATCAATGCTACACTAGCTACCGGTAGCCTTACTTATGGCACAGGAGATTGTGGTAGTGCTATATCACCAACATTAGAACTTACCTTTACAAACAATGAGGGAGAATGGCTATCTACATCTCAGATTACTAGCCTACAGTTATACGAGGGGGCTACAAATGTTACAAGTGATTACACAATAGGCAGCACGCTTACAGGGGATGTTATGAAGATTACTTTATCAGGAAATTATCCAAGTGCTTCAGACGATGGAGACCATACTTATAGTTTCCATATAACAGCAACTAATGTAGATGTATATCAAACCACTATTACTTTGCCAACTGCTAGTGATGTAGAAAACTGTAGCCTGACTGTTACACCTAATGTTACAGCAACCTACCCTGCATCTAGAGCAGACTTTGAGTACAATACTTCTACTCTGTATCCTAGAGGTGAAACAGGAGATGATTATTACTACACGCTTACCTACACAGCAGATTCAGGATATGAGTTTACAGGCTTAGGCAACATAACATCACCAACAGTTAGCCCATCAGGCACAGGAGTGTCTGCTAGTGCAAACTCTTACACAAGTACAACACTTACAGTAATAATTAGTGGTAGTATTCAGGCTAGTGATAAGTCAGCAACCGTTGCTTACACAGGAAGCCCAGTAGCAGCACCTGCAACAAGTATTACTCAGATTAGATACAAGCTGTCTAGCAGTTCTACTTGGACAACATTAACTAGCCCTAGATCATTTGAGGTCAATGAAAACACTTCTTATGATATTGAGGTAACAGCTAATGGTGCATACTATGTGAGCTATCAAAATACTACACTTATAGCATCAGTTACACCTACTACAAATAACACAGGTGATGTAATGGAGCATACAGTAGTGATTAACAATGGATTAGTAGGCGGTGGAAATGAGATAGGACAGTTCTTAATTTATCCAAGAGGTAGTACAACGCTACTTGCAGGAGTGAGATTAGATTTTATAGATACATAATATGTTAGAAAATATACTAGACCTTTTAAGATTAATGAAAGGAGAAACAGAAAACATAAGAATAGCGCAAGGCAAATATTCGCTACCTGACACATTTAAGGGGGCTTTTAATCAGGTTAAAAAGGAAAACAAATGGCACAAAAAAGAGTAGTTGAGCTAGAAATAAAAACAAGTGGGCAGAAAGATGTCGATCACTTAAACGATACTTTAGAAGAACAAAGAGAGATACTAGTACTTTTAGAGAAAGAACTACTTGCGGTAGAGCAGGCTCAAAAGAAAACATCAAAAACTAATTTAGCAGCACAAAAAGATTTAACTAAACAAGCTGAGCATTTAAAAGATGCTATCAAAGATCAAAGGCTATCACTTAAACAGCTTAACCAAGAAAAAAGAAAGGCAGTTAAGGTTGAGAAAGAACTAGCGGGTGAACAGATTAACACCGTAGATATAACACAGTTGTTAGATCAGTTTACAGGAGGTTGGGCAGGTAAAATTAGAAATGCTTACGAAGGGCTTGTAGAAATGACACAGGCTATTAAAGCTACTACTTTAGCTCAGATCAGGATGAACGCTGCTATGTTATTGAACCCTGTTGTAGTAATCACTACAGCGGTTGTGGGATTAACAGCAGCCTTTGCTAAATATGCATCAGTAATGACAGACGGCTTAGTCAGCACCACAGAAAGCTTTTTTAACTTTATCAAGTCAGGAGGCAACTCGTTTAGATTTGCTGCTCTACAAGCTGAAACATATGGCAAGAATTTAAAGAAGATTAAAGACGCTCAGGATGAACTGCAATTAGACAGGGCTATAAAAGTGCTTGGAGCATATGGGCAAGAAACGATTGATCTTGAAATACAATTAGCTGAGAAAAAACTAGCTGCTTTAAAAGAGGGTGAAGAGGGATACGATCAAGCCTTAACCAACCTAATTGTATTAAGAGCTAGAAAAAATAAAAAAGAAGCAGAGGATGAAGTAGCTGCTACTGAGAAAGCAAGACAAGACAAGTTAAAAGAACTACAAGCACAATGGGCTTTAGAGCAAGAGGCTGAGGGATTTGAAAAAGACTTTTGGGAGAAGTACGGCAAAGAGGCAGGAATGACTTTTCAAGAGGCTTTTGAGCAAGGCAAAGAAGAAGTATTTGATCCTAATAGAGTTGAGATAGCAGAATACGATCCCGATACAGACGAAGAATTACAGGCATCACTAGACAGGAACAAGAGAATTGTAGAGGCTCAAAAAGAAAGAGACAAGATAATTAAGGATTCCAGAAAAGATATGCTTAACAATCTTATTCAGGTTGCAGGAGCAGAAACAGGAGTAGGCAAAGCCTTAATAGTAGCCAAAGCAATACAATCTGCTAGAGAACTTGCAATGGATGCAGCTAAGACCTTAACCTTTTCAACACAGGCAGCAGCAAGAAGTACAGTTGCAGTAGCAGAGGGGACGGCACAAACAGCTAAAGTGGGATTCCCACAGAACATCCCTTTGTTAATTGGTTACGCAGCACAAGCAGCAGGCATTATATCTTCTGTTAAATCTGCATTATCGGCAGCAAAAGCTCCTGTGCCTGTGGCTGACGTTGCAACACCTAGAATGGAAGCACCAACTGTTGAGCAGCAAGCCCCTGCATTTAATGTGGTGGGAGCATCGGGGATAGATCAACTAGCTACAAGTATTGCAGGAGCGCAGCCACAAAGAGCCTATGTAGTGGCAAACGATGTAACAACTGCACAAGGGCTAGAAAGAAACATAGTAGAGGGTGCTAGTATATAAAATGCAAAATAAATAAATAAAATCGCTATATAATTATGAGAATAGTAGAGCTTATCTTAGACGAGGATCAAGAGGTGGCAGGAATTGAAGCCATATCAGTAGTAGAAAACCCTGCAATAGAGGAGGACTTTATAGCTTTAAAAGCAGAAGAAATAAAACTAGCAGAGGTAAACAAAGAAAAGCGCATCCTTATGGGGGCTTTATTGATACCTAACAAGCCCATATATAGAAGATCAGGAGAAGATGAATATTATATATATTTTTCTAGGGAAACTGTCTTAAAAGCGTCTCAGTTGTACCTAATGAGTGGCAATCAAAATAACTCAACGCTAGAACACCAATACGAACTATCAGGACTTAGCTTGGTAGAAAGTTGGATAGTAGAAGATCAGGTACACGACAAGAGCAGAAAGTATGGTATGGAAGTACCAATAGGAACTTGGATGGGTGCTGTCAAGGTAAATAACGATGAAGTCTGGGAAAACTATGTAAAAACAGGCAAAGTCAAGGGCTTTTCTATTGAGGGCTATTTTGCTGATAAGATGGAAAGACCACAAGATGCTGTCGGTATGAGTGCAGAGGATCAGGAAGCACATACCCTTATAGAGCGTATTAAGGCACTTTTTAAAGAGGAACTAGAGTCTTATGCAGACTATCCCCAATCAGCGACAAACAACGCTAAGAAAGCCTTAAAATGGGCTGAGAAAAATGGATGGGGGTCTTGCGGTACAGCTGTCGGCAAGCAAAGAGCAAACCAATTAGCTAATAGAGAGCCACTAACTCGGGATACGATTGCTAGAATGGCTAGCTTTAAAAGACATCAACAACACAAAGACGTGCCTTACTCAGAGGGTTGTGGCGGTCTAATGTGGGATGCTTGGGGTGGCACAAGTGGTATTGAGTGGGCTATAAATAAGCTTAAAAAAATTGATTTAAAGGAACCTTGTTGGGATGGCTATGAACAAATAGGATGGAAAGACAAGGATGGCAAGAAAGTCCCCAACTGTGTGCCTATAAAAAAATAAGATGGCTAAAGTTCAGATATCAAATTATAGAAAAAAGCCCAAAGTAAAGCGACCAGGTGTACACGCTAAGACTAAAATGAGCAAACTAAAAGGAAGCAAGAACTACAAAAAATTATATAGAGGACAAGGAAGATGATAAAAAATACTTCATACAAAGTACAAGCAGACGTAGATAGCGAAGCAGTAAGACTCCAATACCAAATAGAGGAGGGTGCTTATGTTACTACTTCTACAGGAGTGTGGACTGTGTGGAATGGAGAATGGAGAAAGATATATCCTCAGTCAGGAGCAGGATCAGGATTAGGATGGGGTAGATATATTGATACAGAGTACACAGAGGTAAGTCCATTATCTTTAGCTGCCGACACTTTAACTGTATTGCCAAACAATAAAGGTAGCGTAATAACAAGCGATCCTTCTGTTGATTATTATGAGAATGATGCTAATC